TGAAAATAATTCTAAAGCTGCTTTGTTTTTAGGAGAGGATACACGTATTGTTTTAAGGACATGATCGCTTATTCTTTTCTTATAGCTTCCCCAAATATTACTTACACTATCGTCCACTGTAATGTTAAAAGACTTATCTAACGCTTCAGATAGATTCCCTGTCTTTTCTATTTCTTCAATTAAATCGACTTCCTTCTTAAAGTTTTTAATAAGATTAGAACCACCTGACTTACCTCCTTTAACATCTCCTATTAACTTTAATAAAGAATCTATGTTGTTTAATTGTTTTCTTACTGCTGGTTTGTAAACCATAGGATTAGTAAGATTTAATTTTTTCTTCCTAAAAGCAGCCAAGAGCTTACCAGCTACATTACCCACCCTAGCTCTAACATCTAACATCTTTCTATTTCTTCTAAGATCATCTTCTATGTTTATGATGCTTTGTTTTACTTTATCAAACTCTGTTGTTATATTAGTAACTGAACCTTTTTGTATCCCACCTTCCAACCCTGTCAGAGACGATATTAAGTCATTAACTTTAGGACTCATCCTGTTACTTAATTTAACAGTCTCTCTAAGCATGGATTGAACTTGCTGTGGGAAATTTTCTTTACCTGCTATTATCTGTTCAATCTCATCTTCAGGATTCAACTTAGGTTTCTTAGGTTCTTCTACTGTAGGTTTAGGTGCTTCTTGTTCTTTAACAGGTACAGTAGGTTCGTCAGCTTTAATCTCTTCAGGCTTCAACCCTAACTTTTCATCTACAGGGTCTATTTCTTTTTCTAAAGTTCTTTTAAGAGCCTCCTCTTCGTCTATTGCTTTCTTAAATTCTTGAACAGCTTTTTCTGGTTCAACTTTACCTTCACTTGCTTTCCTTACTTCTTTTAAAGCTCTTATTTTATTTAAGCTCGTGCCTACTATTTTTTTTACACCTGCTATTCCAAAGTTTACACCTGCTCCAATTAAAGCACCTTCATATAATTCACTGAGGCGAGCGTCAATCTTAGCTTCTTCCTCTAAGTCCTGTACATCTGTTCTTATGTAATCAGCTACAGCCCCCTTCATAAAACCTTCCAAAGCTATTCTAGTTCCTTTTAAAGCTTTCTTCCCTGCCTTAGAACTTTCTAAAATAGTCTCTGTTGCCTTCAAAGCTTTAGTGATCTTAGGTGCTTTGGTAACAACGCTAACTCCTTTAACAGCAGCACCTCCAGGAACAGCAAAGGAAACTAACCAAGATAGCATATTAGATGTAACATCCTCCACTACAGTCTCAGGTTTACCTAAGTATTCTTGTTCCCAATTAAGTTCAGAACCTAAAGGTATTACTTCATTAACAGTGTTATACAAGTCATCTGCTGTCTTTACTGTCGTCCTCTTAAGTATTCTATCTACAGGTCTTAATCTCGCATAAGAAGAAAGAGCAACACCTATAGCTTGATCTGCAAATGGTTTCCAAAAAGGTTCTTCTCTTTTACTCCCTACGATCTCCTCCTCTTCCTCCTCCTCGTCAAAGAAGCCTTCCTCCTCATCGGGGTACCACCTTGTGTCTTTTTGTTGAACTTCTTTTTGTTGAACTTCTTTTTGTTGCTTTATAACAGAAGGTTGCTCTTGCTCTTCCTCCTCTGGATACCAAGATGTTTCCTTTTCTTGTGCCATATTATTGTTGGTTTTTTAATAAAGCGTGTTGCTTGTTTATAATTTCTATTATGTCTTCCTCTGTCACAACACCGAAGACTTCGTTCCATTTCTTAAAAATAGGATAGTTATCTAAGTCTCGTTCTTGTGGTTCTAACTTAGAATATTCCTCCCATTCAGCTTTTATTTGATCTCTTTCTTTGAAAAGCATTGTTGGACCTGTAAACATAGGAGTTTCTCTATAGTCTACTTCTCCTTTTATTTTCAAAGCTTCACTAGGGTTTCTAAATCCCCACTTTCTTCTTATTAATAAAACAGAGTCTTCTAAGTCAGCTATATCCCCACCTTCGTCTTTATCTATAAGCTCTTGAATTAGATCAGCCTTACTCCAAGCCTTTACCCTGCTTTGCAGTGTTGCGTCTCCTAACTCGTCTAAGTCTATATCGTACACAACTGATTGCACTCTTTCTTCTTCTGTTGTTTCAAGACGAGGACCAAAGGTAGGGAAGTATTCTTTCGTTACATTAGTCCACCAAGTTCCTACTTTATCTTCCAGTGACTCCTGAACATCTTCTTCTGTTATGGTTAACTCTTCTAAATCTAACTTCTTTGTTTTTACTTTCTTAACTTGACCTCTGTTATAGTTTTGTTCTGCTGTTTTTAAATCACGCCAGCTGTCTATAACACTTGTTTTAATTTTATCAAACTCTTCTAATATGAGGTCTTCTCTGTTGGGTTCATCTTTTAATCTCTTTTGTGCTTCCTTTAAACGTTTGTTAAACTCTTCTTTAAAAGGAGCCGCTTCTCTAATTACCTCGTCTCTAATGGTAGTTGATTTTTTATTTTTATCTAACTGCTGTAATACTTCGTTAAAGGAAGACTCGAATGCGTCTTCTCTGTCAGGGTAACTTTCTGAGTTTTCAAACCAAGCATTTGCTTTCTGATCTAATATTAATTTAGTGCTGTAAGCTTTAGCGTTAACATCCGTAATAGGATTATTTCCTACTCCTGCTCCACTAGCTAAAAATGAAGATACATCTGTTCCACCTTCCTCTACGTATTCCTTAACATTATCTTTAACTTCTGAAAGGTCATTGTTAGATAAAAGAGCTGATGACCTTCTTACCATATCAATTGAGTTTTTGTCTATAGTAGGTAGAGCTTTACCATACGCATCTCTCTTTGAGTCATTTAAACTATAAAGCTTTAAGTATTGCAATAATTTATTTACATCTTGGTTTTTTATTAGACTTGCTGCTAGTTCTTCTGCCTCGGCTTCTTTGCCTTCATATTGCCCAGTATCTATTAATACCCTTGTAACGGTTCCTAAAGAAGCTTGATCAAGCACGTCTACACCTGTAATACCTCCATGTACATCTGAGATAGCAGGGTTAACTTTTTCTAGTATATCAGCGGTTTTTAACCCTTCATCTTCCCTTATTGCGTTTTTAACTGTTTCTATTTTTGCCTTTAACTCAACAGCCTTAGAACGGATTAAAGCACCTTCTCTATTTATGTTACCTAGCTTACCGCCTGTACCTGTTAAATCTATATCTAAAATAGAATCTAATACTTGCTCCGCTTTGTCGGGTTGAGGGTCTTCTCCTATTAATAAATTGTTAACATTAGGTACTGCAAAACCGTTCCAAGCTAATTCAACAACACGAGAACGAGGAATACGCCCATTGTCTGCTATTTCGTCTAATGTATTTTTAAGTTGTAATTGTACCTGTGCGATTTCGTTTGGAGTTGTTGCTTGTGTAAACATTTCTCCGAAGTCTTGGTTCAAATCCTCAATGACCATTCCCTCATTAAAATCCTGTACAGCCCTGTCTCTCTTCTTAGTAGCGTTAGCAAAGAAACTGTTATCGATAGAGTCAGAATACTTAGAAAAACCTTGTAAAGCCAAAGGAGAACTACCTAACTTCTGTAAAGATTTCTCTCTTTCTTCTGCTATGATAGTGCCTACAATGTCATCATCACTCTCTAGGTTCTGAGTTACTTCGTTAATCCTATCGTTTAAATTCTTAAAATAAGAAGATTTAGCTTCTCGTTGTCCTATTCTCTCTCTAAAAGCTCGTTGATAACCTACTAGTTGTGATCTAGGTAACAGACCTTGTTCTACTAACTTCTCTCCTGTCTTATCTAACTCAGTAACAGAAGCTTCTAAGTCAGCAGTCGCTGCTTCCATTGCTCCTCTCTCTGCACCTTCTTGAAATTGAAACTCCTGTACTTGACCGTAAGCTTGTAAAGCTGGATTAACCTGCTTTAAAATGTCAGCAAGTTGTAAGGCTTTATTAGTACCTGCTCTACGCTGACCTATTCCGTATTGATAGCCAGGAAGGTCAACAGGTTGAACTGTAGGTGCTTCACCTAACCCTTGTACTTGTACTCGTTCTGCCATAATTAAATGCTATATTGATCTGTCTTGGGCATATACCTAGAAACCTGTCCTCCTCCGATATTTATCGTTCTAGGTCTATTTGCTCCCATCCTACTTGCTATGTCTGACCCTGCTGCGTATCCACTAAGACCACCGCTTATAGCACCTAAACCTGCTGTTAATAAACTAGGTCTACTTATAGGTTGACTAAGTCCTAATATCTCTTGTTCAGAAGCTAGTCCGATTTGTTGTAGGCTCATGCCAGTCTGTAGACCGTAAAGTTTTTCTTGAGTAGTAACAGCTGCTTGTAGCCCTGCTTGTTGTCTAACATAGTCATCCATTAAAGCTTGCACTGAAAGACCTGACACACCTGCTTCACCTGCTGATACAGTAGCACTAGCAAGTCTTTCTTGAGCTGCTTTAGTTATTTTACCTGTCTCCTGAGCTAAAGCCATTTGCTTCTGCTGAGATTCTAAGAGCTGAGATGTCCTTTGAAAACCTGCTTTCCTTTGAGATGCTGCTATAGACTGTGCTTGATACGCTGCTTGTGTTTTAGCTTGCTGTCTTTGCCCTATATACCCTACACCTGCTGATGCTACACCTGCTATTGCTCCTATTGCTGCTAATGGTAAACACATAATAAAGTTACTTCCTCTCTATCTTAAATGACTTATAACCTGGATAATTGCAATCTTCAAAACTAGCACCCAACCATTTTAACCATCTCATACTTAGTGTGTTAGCTTCCATGATATAGTTTGTTAAGTAGTCAAAGTCTCCCATCAAGTCATCTATCCACATCTGTGATTCTTTAACAAACTTCTTCTTTATCTTATAAAAGTTTCTCGTACCTAGCAACCAACAAACTCCGATGTTATCTCTAGGACTTACTCCAAAGCAAGCTAATAGTCCGTCTTGATCTGTCTTGACGCTATAGCACTTACTACTTGATTCAAATGATCCGTACACAGCGTCTCTAGGGTGGTGCATTAATCCGATACACTCCATCATATCTTCTTCCCGTAAGTCCTCATATAACATAGGAGCATCAAGGTCTGCCATACTAGGTTCTATCTTAACTTCCATATCTTCTACTCCTTGGTATCATCATGGATTCAAACTCTGCTGCTAATATCTTACAAGGCAAGGCAGAACTACTCTTTACTTCTATAGTAGCTTCTTCTGGTTTTGATTGAACAGGAAATCTAAAGTGACCGCTTTGAGGTGTAAAACTATTAAGTAATAAATCAGCTCCTAAAGTGTCAGGGTTAAAAGCGTAGGTATATGTGTCCCTAAACTTAGGTGTTACTTCTACAGTGAAGTGTCCGCTATCTGCATAGTTAAGACTACCGCTACGGATTGTTTGGAAGGTGTAATCACTAGCACTGCGTCCTCCTCTTTCAGTAGGTTGCTTGAGTGTTTGATCGGAGAACTTGTACAACATATCATAAGGCAAACCAACAAAGAAGTCTACACCTGTAAGGTTACCGCTTACTGTTCCTTCCGTAGCAGATGTCCTTGTAAAAGTGTACTTATGTCCGTTTTTACCGTACACCTCTACACCTACTGGATCATAAGGAAAGTCGCTGATTGTAGTTGCAGTCGTGACTCCATCGTAACTGATGCTTAATGTATTACTAAGCCCACTTACCTTGTGCTCTATTCTGCTGTCTAACAATATAGTATATCCGTTAGAGTCTTGCAGATCATTCTCCATAGGTAGCTTATCTAAATAAGTAGCGTTGGAGTCTTTCGTTATAAGATATAGATTAGACTCAACAAAACCCAAGCTTACGATAGACCGAGCAAAAGTAAACTTCTGCCAAGCTGATTGAATCTTTTCTTTGTTCTGCCAAAAGTACTTGTAAACATATAATGTCGTTCTGTCGTTACTCACTGCAACTACTAAGTTCTCCACAGCTGTGCCTACCATCAACTCTATCTTTGAAGGTATATAAGTAGGCACGTGTGATGTAAGTTCAGCCGAGTCAAACACCGAAGTATCGTTATCTATATAGTATTCTGTTAATCCTTCAAAACTATTTCTGGTGAAATTAAAGTATACATAGTTATTAAGAACCAAAGGTTTTATAGTCTCTGAAGAATTGTACTCAGTTGCTGGTGTAATACTAACAGTCTTAGGTGTTAATAAATCAGCACCTCTAAGTACAAACTGAGTACTGTTAGAAAAGATAAGTAGCTTCTCTTGAAAGGGAATAGCGTGTTGCAATATTGCTATCTTTGTGTGACTTACTCCTACATCTATAGGAGCAGAATCTAACAGAGATAAAACAGTGGAACGCCAAAAGTTAAAGTACCCATCTGCCTCAGAAAATATTATACTATTGTTTGTTAAAAGTCCTAACCTGTTCTTGTAGAAGAATATGTCGTTTATCTTAGAACCTACAAAAGTAGGAGCAGGGTTTGTATCGTCATCTCCAACTGTTCTGTTTCCCCAAGTAGCTGTATCTAAAGTCCAAGTGTTAAAAGAAGTATCGTTAGGTTTGAGCTGTAAAGGCATGGTTGTAGCATTGATGCTTACCTTTACACCGTATCCTATATCTTCTATCCAAGTACCTTCTCCGAAATTGTTTGTATCTTCATCATTATCGTCTTTCGTTTGAAACTTTACATAGTAGTCATCTTGTACTAGCTCTGTGTCTCCTTTTACTTTTACTCGAAAGTTATTAAATGCTTTAACAGGTAGGTCTGTAATGTTTGATACTTCTTTATATACTAAACCTAAACCTTGGTCAGCTAATCCGTCATTGGTATGTATCTTAAAGTCTTCAGTAGCTGTAAGTTTTATAACAGCATCTTCTCTTACTACCGTACCGTTGAAAGCTGCTAAAGTGCCTAATACAGCATTAGCTAGTGCTCTATTTCCTCCTGACGGTGGTAAGGCTATATCTATAGCAGGTGTAGACGAATAATTACTACCTCCGTTTGTTATAATAACTTCAGTGACAGCACCTCCTGTACTAACAGCAGCAATAGCTGTAGCACCTGAGCCTCCTCCACCACTAATAGTAACAGTAGGTGGATTAGCAGGGTCGTAGTTATTACCAGCGTGTGCAACTGTTGCAGAAGCTACAAAGTCAGCAGTACCACCGTTGTTTAATGAGTCGTATAGTTGTGTGGCTATAGTAATAGTATCAGCATCACTACCTCCTTCGGTTACCCCGTCTCCGCTAAGAATATCAAAAGCTTGTTCTACATCATCGCCAGTATCAAACTCACCGTCTGTTCCCGCAAAGATAGTGTGTACAGCGTATTGCTTATCGTAGTCTCCTAACTTAACAAATACTAAAGCTTCGTAAGCAAGAGCTGCACTTGTTGTACTACCTAACGATATTGTCTGTTCTTTGTTCGCTATGAATGTATAGTCAGCAACAGTTAACGCTTTAACATTCTCTCTAGGATTTGTTATACCGTTTAAATATGTCTGTGCGTTAGGTGAGACATAAAGAGATACAATAGGACTACCTGTGTTTAAATTGAAAAGAGAGACTGCACAAACGGATACTTTATTCTCTAACACACAAGCAAACCTATTGTTCTCATCTCTGTCTATGTATTGCACATAGGAGTCATCGTTAATTGGACGAGTGAATAATTTATCTACGTGCCTTGTATTAGGTCGTTTAACAAGTCCTTCTACAACAGTAGCCCACGCATTGATCTGTTCATCACATTGTCCTGGAAAGCGTAAGTTATCAGGTTGTTGAGAGACACCTTGAGCTAAGTTAGGTACACTGTTTACTAGCAACGGCATCTCTATCGATCAAGTACTCTTAACACGCTGTAATTATCGAAGATAGTTCTGTCTGCATTCTCTGAGTCACTGTCTACAGCTCTAGCTTTAGCTTCTATCTCATCTCTCAAAGCAAAACCTTCTATCTCTCTGCTACCCAATAAACGGTTAGCGAATATCCTAGCTGCTTTAACTGTTATGTAATGTCTAAATTGTTCAGGGAGTTCTGTGAAATCTAAGTCCCAAGTAATAGAGGCTTTAACCTCTTTGGTCCATATATCTGTATGGTTCTTACGATCATACAAAGTAAATCCTCTTTGCACAGGATCAGAGTCTGTGTAAACTTTTGGGTCAAGATCAACCTTTAGCGTACTGCTAGGTAATACAATCTTAGATGTAGAGGAGTCAGGGGTAAGTGTATATTCATGCTCTGTGTTAAAGTGCCATCCTTCTGATTGGATTGCTTTACTTGTCTCGTTTAACACAGCTTCTGCTTGAACAACCGTAACAGGCACTGCTGATCCTCCTAGTGAATTAACAGGAGATTCTCCTATTACAGAGATCATAATGTTTACTGCTTCCAGTTTAGTTGTCAGTGCCATAGCTTAATAAATAAAAATATCAGTGAAGGGGAGTGGAACGAATCCAAACCTCCCCAACACCGAAGAGAGAATCCTAAGTTAGGAAACAAGTTCGATAGCACACTCAGGACGGAGGATTCCGTGTCCCATAGCATACTTAGCAACGAACAATGTACCTTGACGCTCAATCTGATATTCAGACTCAGTAGCAAGATCAAGTAACTTAACCGTTCCAACAGCAGCAGAATGTCCTACGACACCTAAGCTGTTTCGGAAGTCACCGTTGTATCCTACTCCGCTACCACCAAACAAGTCATTGCTAGAAGCACCGTCTCCAGTAGAAACAGCTGACAAGTCAGTTGATGGAATGTGAGTTGACTTATAGATTTGAATACCAGCAACTTGTGCAATACTACCAGAAGCAAGTGATCCTGAACCTCCTACATCTTTATTAGCAGCAGAAGTATTGATAGCAACTGCACCACTACCTCCTGTAATAAGTTTGTAGTATTCCTGTGGGCGAAGAACAGCAAAGCGTCCGTCACTAGGAATATCGTTCTCGTCAAGCTTTTGAGCAGCTGTGAACAAAGCAGTAATTAACTCTGCACCAGTAGTAGCAGCAGGTGATCCAGCGGAGTCTCCAGCACTGAAGTCATTGTTAGCTACATCAAGTTGTCCACCTGTCTTACCACCAGTGATAACAGCAGAGCTACGAGCAGCAGCAATGAATGTCTTGGCGATAGCGGTATCGAAACGAAGTGCAAGAGCCTTACCTAACTCGTTAGCGTAAACTGAACGAATGTCGTAGTGATTCTTTACATCATCAATGTTAGCTAAGAAAGTGGAAGCAACAAGCATCTTATCGATAGTTATTGTCTGTTCAGCTTTCTTAATGTCGCTGAGGTATGTGCTACTAGAACCACCTTCTTCAGCGATGTTCTCGCCTGGTGTGTGGTAGTTAGCTGTTGCAATACCTGTTACTGGGAACTGAGCGGATTTACCGTTCTCAATTGTACGAATAGTGTGTAAGGGTTTGAAAACATTGGACTCCTCAAAGGTCTGTAGAATTTCTCCACTGAACTTTTTAAGAAACAACGCATCCACATCTCCTGCGGAATTAACCTGACCTACACGACTGGGGTCTGTTATACCTTCTCCTGCCATAATATATGATCTCCTATTTTAAGTTTATAATTGTGTGTGTTTGTTGTGACTTTCGTTGTAACCTTTGATCGAGATTGTCCACCGCAGTGGGTCTTGACATTAGTCATACTAATTGTCGTTTAAAGTAAATTAAGTATTATAATTCCACCTAAACAAAGAACAGTCAAGACAATAGCTTTCTCCTTCTTTGT